GTCAACAATAGGCGCAGAGCGGCACAAAGTGGCATGATGCGTCGGCGCCGATGCGAGCGCGACACAGGAGTCCAGACAATGTACACGACAACCTGCGGCCCGGGCGATGAAGCCACGTGGCCCGCATACCCTCCCGGCTACAACGGAGACCACCCGAACGAGGTGGAAGCCCGCGACCATCTGCTAGCCTGCCCAGCAGACTGGCAACTGTGGTTCAGCGTTGTTTCGCAAGCCCGCGAGGGCGCCGCGTTCGACGTCGCGAACGTCCGCGAGGAAGACATGGCCTCGGCTCACGCAGACGTTCTGCTGGCATGCCTGTTCGCCGGCACACGGGCGCAGGCTGATGCGGCTCGGTTTGAGCTGCAGAACCGATTCCTGCGAGATAACGAGCACCGGGTGCAGCAGATCGCAGACGCGATGTTCGCCTGCAGCGAGCCTGAGTTCTATGACGATTTCTGAGGAGCGGACATGTTCACCAACATGAGTTTTCACGGCATCGTCGGCGTAGTTGCCACGAAGCGCACCAGTGCCAACGGCCATACCTGGCGGCACATCATCCTGACCGATTCCGAGGGGAACGAGACCAAGATCGCGTTGTTTCCTGCCAGCGAGGGCAAGCCCGAGCAGATCAGCATCATTGACGAGGAGCGGCCGGAATGATCCTTGAAACCGCAGACCAGCGCACTGCCGACTGGTACGCCGCCCGCATCGGCAAAGCCACGGCCAGCCGATTCCGCGACGCCACGGCGTATCTCAGGTCCGGTGACCCAGCGCAGGCCCAGCGCGACTACGTCACAGAACTGGTCGTCGAGCGCCTGACGCAGCAGCCGGCGCAGCGTTACGCTACCGCCGCCATGACCTGGGGCACCGAGCAGGAACCCGCAGCGCGTGCGGCCTACGAGCGCGTCACCGGCACCAGCGTCGAGGAGACGGGCTTCGTCGCGCACGACACGCTGCTGGCGGGCTGCAGCCCGGATGGCTTGGTGGACTGGGACGGGCTCATCGAGATCAAGTGCCCGTTCAACAGCGCCGTGCATATCGAAACGCTTCTGAACGGCATGCCGTCAGAGCACGCCGCGCAGGTGCAGGGCCAGATGTGGATCACTGGCCGCCAATGGTGTGATTTTGTCTCCTACGATCCCCGGATGCCTGAGCCGCTGCAACTGCACATTCAGCGGATCAACCGTGACCCTGGCTTCATTGCTGACCTGGAAGCCCGGATCACGATTTTCCTGCAGCAGGTCAGCACCCAAGTCGAGGCGCTGCGGCGTCTCGCGGAGAGCAAGAAATGAGCACTGAGAAGCCCAAGCGGCCCTACGTCCGCACCGTCAAGGTCTACGTCGTGAGCCACCCCGACCACATGGACCGCCTGATCCGCGCCATCTCCGGTCCAGAGGCGATCCGCTACGCATCGTCGGGCTACGAGGCCAAGCTCGCCACGCAGGACGACATCATCGCCCTGATGGGCGGCGGCACGCCCGTCGAGACGACTGTGGCAGCGTCCCGCGTCCCCGGCGTGGACGACGACGGCATGCCTGCCGGCCTGACTGACTGAATCCACGGGGCGGGAAACCGCCCCATTTTGGAGAACAATCGTGCCAGATACATACGAACCGACGTTCATGGCTGAAGCCTATGACTTGCTGGTCAAGAGCCTGAAAGACCAACTAAGAGAGGCATGGAAAGCAGTAGACGAAGAAGCCTACAAGCAGGTCACAACATGGGATGTAATTTTCCCTTTTGTTCTGGAGCACTGCGGGCGCGACAAGTTGCTTGAGCTTGGCAGGCTGATTGGTGAAGCGGTTGAAAAGGAGCACGGGGTAGACGAGGGCATTGAAGAAGTTGTCGCAGGCTATACCAACTAACCCAACCACAGGAGTACACCCATGACCGCACTCGCAACCGTTGACCAGATCGAACGCATGGCCGTCAGCGTGGCCCGCTCGGGCCTGTTCGGAGTCAAAACGCCAGACCAGGCGATGGCCCTGATGCTGATCGCCCAAGCCGAGGGCCTGCACCCTGCTATCGCCGCGCGTGACTACCACGTTATTAATGGCCGCCCCGCCCTGCGTGCCGATGCCATGCTGGCCCGTTTCCAGGCCGCAGGCGGCAAGGTGGAATGGGGCGAGTACACCGACACGCGCGTCGTCGGCAAATTCTCGCACCCGTCTGGCGGCAGCGTGGAGATAGCGTGGACGACGAAGATGGCGCAGGACGCCGGCCTGACGCGCAACCCGACATGGAAGTCCTACCCCCGCCAGATGCTGCGCTCGCGCTGCATCTCTGAGGGCATCCGCACCGTGTTCCCCGGCGTCGTAGTCGGCACCTACACCCCCGAGGAAGTCGGCGACATGGAGCCCCGCGAACCCGTCCGCATGCGCGACATGGGCACTGTGGACGAGGTCGCACCGCCCGCACCGCCTGAGCCCCCAGAGGGCCTGATTGACGTTGACGAATTGCTGGAGTCAATTGAGCTTGCCAGCACGCTGGAGGGCCTCGAACTGCTGCGTGCGGACATGCGCCGCGTCCCGAAGGGCCTTGACCGCGACCGCATCATCTCTGCGGCCAAGCGCCGCGCCGACCAGATCCGCGCCGAGCAGGAACCGCCTGCCGGCGACCCGCAAATCGTCCAGGCTGAGGAGGGCACTGTATGAGCACCCCTGTCATGACCCAAGCCGAGGCGGCGTTGCACTACCGCCTGCAAGCCGCGCAAGACATGTACGCAGTCGCGGACGACCGCGCCCGCACCGCCCGCGAGCACATCGACCGCTTGCTGGTGGCAATCTACGAACTGACGTTCCCGCTGTTGAGCCACCCGGAGCACGGCAAAGCCGCCGGCAAGGCGCACGACATTGCTGTTGACATCGAAGACTGGTGGTTTGCCGAGGAGAGCACCGATGACAACGAGTGACACCCTGCTGACCGAGCAGGAACTGGCCGATCGATGGCGCGTGGCCAAGCGCACCGTGCGCCACTGGCGCGCCAATCAGCGCGGACCGGCGTTCATCCGGCTTGGCCGCACCCAGCAGGGGCGCGTGATGTACCGGCTTGCCGATGTGCTGGCCTATGAGGCTCGGCAGAGGAAGGAGGTCGCAGCATGACCACGCTACGCGAAGCCGCCCAGCAGGCGCTGGAGGCGTTGGATGCCGGCGTATCCGTCAGTCCGAAATCAGTCCTGCACGACAGGCTTCGCGCCGCGCTGGCGCAGCAGGAGCCAACAGTGCGTATCAAATGCACTGTGGTTGATAACCAGCATCCAAGCGGCGTACCTTTCGAGCAGTGGGTAAATGCACCCCGCCGCGAGTGGCGGTCGTTGACGAACGAAGAACTAAATCGCATTGAGTCACAAGCACGGTCGCATGACGGACTGAATTTGTCATTCCTTTTCCTTGAGATTCAACAGGCGCTAAAGGAGAAGAACAATGGCTGATCAACCTACCGCCCTGCGGTTGGCTGATTCTCTTGCGGCTGGCTTTAGCGACTGCGGACCCGAAGCCGCAGCCGAACTGCGCCGGCTGCACGCGGTGAATCAGGAACTCCTGGAGGCGTTGCGCCTAACGAGCATTGACTGCCAGTACTTGCATCATGACCACAAAGATCGGCATTTGCTTTTCGAAGAATGTCCTGTTGTGGCGCGAATCAACGCCGCCATCGCCAAAGCAGAGGCTCAACCATGAAACTTTGCGCCTTTCTGCGCGGCTTCGCCAACGGACTAGCACTGCTGCCGCTGTGGCGGTGGCTTAGGAGGAAGACATGACCACATGGCACAAAGGCCCGCCGCCTAGCATCGGCTGGTGGCCGGCGAGTGTTTGTCGTGATCCCAAATCGCTGCGTTACTACAACGGAACATGGTGGAGCGATCCAGCTTACTCCGATATGACTGCTGAAGAGGCAGCATTTTGTGCATTGCGGCGAGCTTTGCAAAATGACATCGAATGGACCGACAGGCCCGCATCGTGGCCGGAGAGGAGTAGGACATGACCCGAGAAGACAATGTCTTCCACTTCGTGGCGCGGGGGTTATACGGTACCGGAGCGACAGAGCAAGAAATCCGCTTCGCCACCCTAATCGCCGCAGCAGAGCGCGAGAAACTCGCCCACTGGATGCGCAGCATGGGCTACGCCACCGGGCATGGAGATACCGTCGAAGACCTGCTTGACCACCTCGGCACGCAGATTGCCGAGGGGCTGTTGATGGAACGCACCGCCTGCGCCGACATCTGCGACCAGCACGCCAGCA